TACAAGTCTTTGTATTCGTTTCGCTCCTTAACTGTCCGACCGATCAAGTCACGTGCATCTATTAACCGTGTTTCGAGTTCTTGACTGTATTCTTCACAGGCTTTGAAATCATTGATTAAACGAATGATGTTATCAATTTGGGTAGAGTCGATTGAGTTCTGTTGTGATATACTGAACTTTGGTAGAATCAGGCAAAACAAAAATGCTATCAATAATGGTTTCATATTTATATTTTATTTGGGTTTTAATAATCGTGTCGGCAGGTTGGTTGTTAAACTCTTCAATCAGTCTATCTGTTGTGCGTTTCTCTGCATCTATAATAGATTTATGTATTCGTATATCAATCGTGTTGTTTAAGTGCTTTAAATCGGCTCTTAAATCGTTAACTTGGTTTTGTTTGTATATAGCAATACCACCGATTATTAAAAGCAAAGCGACTAATGTGATTATTATGTCTTTCATTTTGTAAATTTAATGATTTAAAAATAAATATAGTTTTGTGTAGTTTTTATGTAAAGTTTATGTATATTTGCATATAACGAATTAGTATATGAGCCGTTTTTTCTATGGCTTATATACATTGTTACCCACAGTACGGATTATTAATTATAAAACTTAAACAAAATGAATACAACAGAAAAAGCATACAAAGAGATATTAAAAGCACTTAACAAGTATAAATTAGAAATAGTATTTGATGTAGACAGCTTAGAAATGAAAGCGAAACATCATTTGTTTGGTGTTGAATTAGTAGAAAAATACGGTTTTGAATTAGACCCTAAAAAAATAAATAGTACCGACTGGCAAAAACTAAAAGAGAATGTAACTATTGGTTTTTGGGATGGTGAGCGTAGAAAAATATCTTGGTCTGATGACGGAAGACAACCAAACAAAGAAACATTACTTTGCATTAGTTACCCAACAGGTGCTTATATATTTGGTGGAGATTACCCAACTGAATTTTTCCAAAAGTTCTTTTTAGAATTAAAGACCTACAAGCCCAAATATATTGACTCTGCAAACAAAAGCCTTTATTTTAGCTTAGAAAGTGCTAGTAAGGTTTATAACGCTTATGATTCAATTATAAAAAGATACTACGAGAAAAATAAAGAAGATTTAAAGCAACGTAATATAAAAAAAATGAAAGACGAATTGGCTAAATTAGAAGCACAGTCTTAGTATTGTGGGTAACACCTAAATGTAAAAAACTTAACGATATGGAAGATAATGAACTATTTGGAGAAAGACACGAACAAGAGGAAAACGGATTGTACGGCAAGAGACACGCTGAGTTATGTGATTTACATAATGTTACCAAACGTTATTTATTCTGGTTTGAATCAGAAGGGAAAGACGGATGGACGTTTGAAATAGATGCAGAAGATATTAATGATGCTTATGATAAAGCGTATGACACACACGGTCCACAAGTTGCAGGAATGATGTACCAAGTAATTTAATGTTTGGTAACATTAAGTATAAGGTGAGAAGCCGCACCTAAATTTGGCTATTTATTACAAAACTTTATGGGCTTTTCACTTTATACAGTGTTACCCACTTTTAAAATTATGGACAAATGAAAAACGAACAAGAATTAGTAACGAAAACCCAAGTAAATTTTGATTTTATTGACAAGATTAAAATACTTTTTGGAGCAGTACCCGAAATTGAAGTAAAGGTAATTGTACCAATAAAAGATGGTAAAGAAATTGAAATGTATAACGGAGTTTCAAACGTGAAATTAGTTAGAAAGACTAAATCAAAATTTACGAAATGCAAACCTGATTATGGTTACTCACCAATGCAGTAATTTTTATTGTGGGTAACGGTTTGTATATGATTTTGTAGGCGTATATAAGCGAGAAATTTGGATTAAAAAACCTACTTAAATAGAATAAATTAAACATTAAAATATTAACCAAACAGCCTATAAATTATATACGTTGTTATAAACTTTTAAATTATGGAATTATTTACAGAAGTAGAATTTAATGAAAACGAATTTGATAAAATAGATGAAGTTAGATTTAAGTTAGGAGAAGAAGGTTGGGAGGAAATTAATAAAAATGAATATACCGTTATTAGACCAAATAAAGATGTCGTGCTTAAATCGGTTAAATATAAATGGAGGCGAATAATTTAATTGTTTTATAACTAACATATATAAACAACCAAAAATGTAATTATGAGGTATACCAAAGGTTTCACATACAAAAACAAACCATACGGGTGGTACAAAAAAGAGTTATATAAGATTCCATTTTCAAATGGAAAACGAGGCTACAACCTACTTAAGTGTTCAAAATGGCTTGATAAAAATGAAAAGCACGTTGGGTTTAAATTGGGATCAGATAGAAAATCATTTGCTCAACTTAAGAAAATGACACATGATATTGATTTTGAAATTAAAGAACACAAGGACACGCCTTTTTAAGCAAACTCTAATTTTAACCGCTCCAATGTTAGTATGAATTTACAAACATCAAACTTCTCGCAGTCCTCTTTATTGTCTCCGAAAAACGGTTCAAATAATACTGCATCAACTTTAGGATAATATACTTCACCTGCTCCACGATCATTAACACTCTCAAAACCTTTATCACCTCGATTGTTTGACCCTACCTTACGAGAATACTCACTACTCAAATATTCGGAGATCTTCTTAGTAGTTTCATTTGTATGCCAATAAAAGCACTCTGTACCTCCAACCTTTGTATTGAATGAATTAAAATGAAGTGCAATAGTAAGGTCGTAGTCAGTTCCAATACGTTCGGATATTTCTTTGCATCTATTGGTATAACTATTAATTGTAGGATCATGCAAAAAAACATCTCCTATTTCGTTGAGTTCACAAGATATTCCATTGTAAAAATCCCATTCAGATGTATCTAAATGATCGGAATAATACCCTTGTCTTTTCTCGTTGTGTCCGATTATAAATGATATTTTCATATCCTAAAGGTACTATAAAACCTAGAAAACTAAAAATAAATGTAAAATAAACGTTAGAATAGTTGTGAGGATGGAACTAATGCCTTATATTTGTACCAACGATAACAATTAAAAAAAAGAAATTATGAAAAAGTACATCTATTATTATCACGGACAGCCTATTCAAAAAGAAAGATTTCTTTCATCAGTACCCGAAGATTGGGAAAAAAATCTCAATGAGTATGGAGAATTTTCTTATGGAGGATTCAAAGCAATTAGTAGAGATTAAGTTTTAAAAAATGATTGAACAACTAAAACTAAAAATGAAGTCGAAAGGTGTCACAGCCTATCGACTTTCTAAGATAACGGGAATATCTCGTAGCACTATTGGTAGAATAGTCAAGTACGAATGTGATCCTTTACTGTCAACTTACTCAAAATTAATGGACGCGCTCAATTAGGGCGTGTCTTTTTTCGGTTTATAATTCAATGCCTCATTTGCCAAAGCACCGACAACAAGTATTCCGACCGTCAAGTAAGGATGGTTCTCAGTCAACACCCCTGCAACTCCTGCAACTCCTGAAGCCACTTTAATCATTTGTAAAACGAATCTTTGCTTTTCAGTAAATATCATGCTGTCTGTTTTAATTCAGTTTCTTTTCGTTTCTCCAATGCGTCCATTAACTTTTGAAGTTGATCCATACGTTTCTCCTTAACGTCCTTCCACCTTAGTAATTTAGTTCTCTCGCACACCTTAATTTTATGGTCCATCTTGAATAACTTTAGTTAGTGATTCAAGAGCTGCGTTTAGCTTAGTTGAAACTTCAATATCTCTTAACATCAACTCGTTTAGTTTCTCGTTTTGCGCTATTATATGATCGTCTTTAATTTTGATTATATCATTTAGTCTATTCACTTCTTTAGCAAAGTATTTGTACATGAAAATAATCCCTGCGGTTAATATAACTGCTACTACTCCTGACTGTATAATGCTACTCGTGGCTTCCTGAATCATTTTGTTTTATAATTTAAACTTTTCTAACTTGTTATTTTTCTTATCGTAGTGATGCTTCACGCTCATTGATACAATTGATACCACCGTCTGCACGGCTAAGTTAACAATACTAGGGCGGTAACCGTCGATCGTCATAAACATTACTGATTCAGCCACAAAAGAAATACCAGAACTACAAAATACTGGCACGACATAAGAGTTGAATAACCCATGTCTACCGTCTCTAATCATCCAATCACTTAACTCATATTCTGTAAGCGTTTTTAATGAGCCTATAAAAGATCCACCAACCGTATAAGTAAAATCCTGATGCGAAAAGAAACCGTTTAATTTGAATGAGTGATCGACACCTTCTTTAAAACCTGCAATCAATGACGTAAATATCTGAGGTGCTACAACTGTTTCCCACTTCTTATATTTGTCGTTTTGAAGCATTATGTTTGTCATTGCTGAGCCTAATGCATAACCTGTTAATGCGTGTGCTCTCTTATCATTTCGATACTCCCAAGTGTCCTGTGATTGAACGTTAAAACTTAACACGATTAAAATACTTAAAATTAACTTTTTCATAATTATTTGTTTTTTGTTTCTACAAATATAGTAAATATATTTGTTATTCCAAATGATTATTTAATTCAATCCATTCTAAATATTCTTTCGGAGGTGTTTTTGACCAGTAAAAACCATCCCTTTCAAAGTCGTGGTTATCTTCATCCATGATTTGACCGTCAGGAAATTCTACCTTATAGTAATTTCCCCAATTTCCGTTGTCGTCTATTTTGTATATTCTCTTTTCCATATTATGAATAAGCTATTGTGTAGCCTTTATTTGTTGCTATGGTTGTACTCTCACCGCTTGTGAAGTTTGGGAGTGTTATTGTTTGCGCTCCGTTGGCGTTACCTAGAGAAGTAAATAAGTCTTGTAGAGGCGTTCCTGACATTGCAGTATCTGAAATATCAAATCCTACCTGCATTAATGGTAATATCAGCTCTTGTAAATTCCAAGTGTTGTCAAAAGCATTAGCTGTGTTGGTAACGCTTGACATATCTCCTGCAAATATTAATTTTCTAACATTGTAACAATCATCTGCTAATAGCCTAATAGTCGTAAGATTAGTTCCAACCGTAATTGTTCCTACTTTTCGCAAATCTGAAAGGGCAAAAAAGAAAAACAACGAGTTTATTGAACTTAAGTCCATGTCTCCAATTTCTTGAATTTTCGAGTTGTAAAAACATTGAAGCTGTGCAGTAACATTAGGGAAAATGAAGTCACCCAGTTCGGTTATGCTACTAGTTGAAAAAGTTAATGTTAAACTTCCTGAAAAATTTGTATTGTTAAAGGATAAAGGCTGCCCGTTTGAGTCTCTAATATCTCCTGAATATCTAAATGAAGCACTTAAAACATTTTCTAATTCGTTTAAATTTGGATATTCTAAAACTTTTAAATTTGTAAGAATACGAGCAACCTGACAACTTTGATTTGTAGTATTTATGGGCGACATTTCCTTAACTATTAGACTTTCGAGATACAGGCAGTATCTTATATTATTTTGGGCGGGATTCGCCCCTGCTCTTAAGGTCTCTAAAGCACTACCCGCAGCTGTTATTTCCAGCCACCCAGCCAGAGACCGGGACCTTGGAAGTGAGTTACTTGTGCAAAGTATGTAGCGGGTGTTATTTAGGTCTATGTCTACAATTACCATTTTATAATTAGTGCCGTCAGGCATTTGGAGGATTGAGCTAGTTATTGTAGCGTAATCATAAACATGAGTATTAAGTCCATTAATTGAGGTTGCTGTTGTTCCATCCCCATAATCAATATCATTTCCTGCTACATCTAAAACAATATCTATAACGTTGCCATCCGCATCATTTTCAAAAACTGCGTACAGACCTACAAAACGCTCGTCTCCGACATTTATAACAGGCAGGTCAGGCCATAGGGGGTTGCGAATCCAAAAAGGAACATTGAAGTTTTCCGTGCCTCCACTCTCAACCGTGACCGCTTCAATTAAAGAGCCGTCAGATTGATTGACGTTTACTGTTCCTTCAGCACACGGAACAGGAGTAATCGGTGTTATATTGACAGGAACATCACAACGACCATGCGAAGGGATTTGAAATTCAAAGTCAGCATAATAACCAACTAAATTATCTAACTCTCTATCGCTTACAAATTCACCATTCGCACCCTCCAAGATTTCAATGTCTGAATCTTGATTGTAACCATTCCACCAAACTGCAATGTCACGCAAAATTAAAGAAGTATCATTTGCATCTTCAATGATGTCTAAGCGGTCGTCGTTGATTCGAGCATATACATATATTCGCAACCTATGGATGTTCATTGCTCTATCAACACGCACACTTTTAGGAGCAACGAATAACATCGGAAACTCATTCCCTTCAGTTATTGATGGTGCTTTGTGATCTTCAGCTTCAAACTCAATTCTTTGAAGTTGACCGTGACCAGCCACAAATGAAGTCAAAGCATCTTTAATCGTTACAAGTGTGTTTATAGCCATGTCGTGTCTGTTTTAGAACTACCTTCTCCGTCAGGTGCTTGGATTTCTTTATTCGTTGCATCGCTGTACAATGGAAATAAAGCCTTATTTAAGTCGAGCCATTTACGCATTTCAGTTTCGTTGACCTTCGCAAACTTTAAAACGTTGTTACGAATATACTCAACGGTTGCAACTCCTTCGCTAGACGTGTAGTCTCCGAATTGTGACTGCACTCCTTTATTTGAAACTCTAAAGGATAAGTTAGGGATAGCATCGTAAGCTGCATAGAAAGCCACTACATATTGAATAAACTCAACTAACTCAGTTTCATCAGTCGACAAAGTGCCTGCATTGTATTTGGCTAGTAAATCCTTTGTGAACCTATACCCTAGAATAGGTTGTATGTAAGTACGCACACTCAATGAAATATAAGGTGCTATGTCTTTAGCATCTACATTCTGAGTGATGTTAGTCTTGTCTTTTATAAATTCTTCAGTTACGAAATATATCATTTTATTCTGCGTTTAAAATTTCTTCGGCTGCTGTTGAGTCAATACCATACGCCATAATTCTTGTTCTAGCAATTACACTATTCATTCGCCCTTTCTTAAAGTCTCGAATGATTCGATTAATGTCAGCATTCTCCTTTGCCGACAATCCTTTAAGGCTATCATTTACAAATGTTTCTGTACCTTCTGGTGCAACTTCACCTTCTGCCAATGGTGTTGCTTGTGCGCCTTCCTTAACGTTACCAAGAAGTCTCAATGATTCGATAGGATCAAATCCGTAAATCAATTCTAATAATGCAGCAGCAGAACTTCTATCTGTTGTCCCTTCCGCAACGGAAGTTTGAATTTGAATGATACCTTGAACACCACCAACTGAACCTCTAAGCTGCGCTCTTGCATCTGCTTCTTTTTCTAACGAGCTTGTAGGTTGTTCAGCATTTCCATCATCATTTATTTCATTTACGACATCAATTATTTCAGTCTTATTAATTTTAATATTCTGAGTTATTCCACAAATAGAAGATAGCTTATTTAGGAACGTTTCGATTATTTCCCTATTCTCATTTAACCAAATCTTTTCAAACTGCTTTGCTGAAAATTCAATCTCTTCATTTGCTCCTAAACTACCAGCAACTCGAACACCCATCAATGCAGGATTAATGTTGTGAGAAATTGCAACCTCTTCTTTATATTCCTTTGAAGTCTGCTCAAACAATCTATGATTGTCAGTCGTTTTAACAACCTCAATTTCGGGTGTCATGTCCTTAGATTGAGACTCTATTTTCATGGCACGTCCGTAGTTTTTAGCACCCTTTGCATTTTGTCTCATTCCATCAGCCCAATCAGACCGTTCTTGCGGTGACATGATATAAGGATACTTATAAAGTACTGAAGGTTGTATTCCGTTCTCAATTGCTGACTTGTGAAGTAGTGAAGTGTCAGCACCAACGTTTGACCAGTTTGCACTTGATATCCAGTCGGGCATACCATACGCTTTGAATCCACCAACGTTGTTCCGTATCTCAATTATCTGCCATTCGTCAACGCATGATGGAGAGTAAGGTTTAAACTTGTGATTGATACTTCGACGTGTCCAGTCCTTAGAATAGTAGTATTCGGTTGGTGTGTCATTAAAAAGACTAACTTGATTGTTTCTAAAATCAGCAGGATCGACTAGTTTAAAGTAATCGTATTTTTTAGTTTTAACGTTGTAATGTAGTAATGCCAAAACTCGACCATGCTTAATCCAATCCAAAGGACCTTTTTTAGATGCTTCTTTAAAATTACTCATCGTTTCAAATTGACGAATGGCAATTTTTTGAGACATCTCTAACTTCTCATATCCTTGCCATTCGTAACCGTTACCAATAAGTGAGTAACGTTTGAAATTACAACACGCTTGATGCATTGGAGCTGAAATATAAAGTTGATTTAATATCTGTGGATAGGTATTGTCTTCACCAAAACCAACCCATTGAAACCCTCTACTATAATAGTCGTCAACAAATGGTTGTGATAAGTCCATCCCCTCGGTGTCAATTGAGCGAAAACCTTCAAAACTTTTGTTCTCAGTAGTGTCTTGTGGTGCTTCTTTTTTAGTATTAAACCAACCCATATTTTAATTTTTTACTATGATTAAACCTTGTTGTAATAATTCTCCTGTCGTGTCTGCCTTCACTAATGTTTGAACTGCACTCTCATAAACCTCGTAAGTCCATTCTCCTGCAACCAAATTGCATTGACCTAATAGATTATTGGGTGAAATAACATCTTCGATTTCAAGAAGATTGAACCTCAGATTTGGTGCATTTTCATCTTGAACAGAAAACAAAACATCTGAGTCGTCAAATTTATTTTTAAGCACAAATAAATAGTACGCATTTGACACTCGACTACGTTCAGCAAGTGTTAAATAAATACTATTTACTTTGTTTTTCTCTATTACAATGTTGCTCATATATAATTAAGTGTACAAAAAAAGGGGAATGTTTGACATCCCCCCATTTTTTTTTAGTAAATAATTACTATGTTGCTGCAATTAATAGATCTGCTATAATTGTAGGATCTACTTTGTACGCTTTGTACTTCTCATTCTCAGTTAGTAAAGTAACTGGTGACGCCTGTCCAGCCGAACGTGTGTTGTTCGTAGTCGCTGAACTTGCCGAAACTCTTAACCCTTGGCTTGAACCAAGCATCCAATAGTCATCATTCGTATCTTGAACTATTGCTACTAAATCTCTTCGACCTTCAGTAAGCAACATAATTGCGTTTCTTTTTCTCAAATCTATTCGACGGAATCCCATTTCCAATGTCTGAGAAAATGAGTTAGTGTCTGCAATTACATCTACGACTAAATCTTCAGTAAACATTGAAGTGTCTTTTACGAAAATGAACTCTTCAAATTTTGTTCCCGTTTCCATCGTGATAGCTGAAACCTCGTTATCTGTGTCGGGGTCTGAATCTGATGTCAAGGTAATAGCACCAACATCTGAAAAGGATGCGATTAACGCACGCTTTAAAGAGCCAAGGTTATTATCTCCGCAGTTATCAGGTACACCGACAAGTGTTGTACATAATGCCATATATTTTTGTGTTTAATTGTTAAAAAATAGGGAGGACTTTCACCTCCTCCCTGTTAATTATACTGCGTGATAGTATATTTCTTCCGGGTTAACAAAAGAAGGTAGGAATTTAAAATCTACTCGTACACCTATTTTACGCTGTAAAGTTGTCTTCATAAAGTCCACAATATTGAAGCCTAGTTCTTCATCCATCAAATCTTGAATGTTAAGTAAGTTACTCCAATAAGTTGCAATGATTACATCTGCACTTGCCCCACGAGCTTTGTAAATTGGAATACCTTGGAACGCCAAAGTATCACCCTCAATATAATAAAGTCCACTTGCTTTGTTTTCAGAAACAGAATCTGCTAATGCATCATAAACATTTTTCGCAACAATAAAAGTGAAGTCAGGCATATCTCTAACAGCACCATCATTTACTCCTGTGATGACGTCACGCGCTTGAACTAATTTATCTATGATGTTAGTGCTCGTTACATTACTTGCAACACCTCCATTTCCTGCGGTTGGTTTCAATACTGATGTATCTGCAGCCATTTGTACTTCTAAACCATCAACACCATTTGCTGCTGTTGTTCCTGTAAATGTTATTTTTTCAACTATTTCTGTAATCTTCAATTCTAATTGAGAATAAAAGAAATTCATAAATTCAAACTTATCAGAAAAACTATTACTTCCTTTGGCAAGTTGGTCTGACATAAATGCAAGTTCCAATTCTCTAATGTCAATTGAAGTTGCAGCCATTAGTGCGTTAACTCTAAACTCTTTTTGAAATGCTTCTGAGTTGTCAAAGTTTGGATCAGTTGCTCCTGGACGTACTTCTATCGCACTCATTGACACTGTACCCAATTTTACAAGGTCTTTAACACCTAACAATGATCTAAACTTTGAACGTGTTCTTTCCTCTCCAATCAACGCACGTCTAAAGTATTCCTTCGAGTTTGTTGCATATTCAGCAGTGGCATCGACAGTCATTGCCATGTCTACTTCTTTACCTTCTTTATTCATAGGAATCCCTTTTGTAAAGTCTTCTTCTGAAAGGTGAAATGATTTACCTCCTAAATTGATTTTTAAATCTTTAGCCATTTTTACTTATTTTAATTGTTACTATTTATTGATTCTATTCCATCTGAAATCTTTTTCCACATAGGCCTTTTATCTGACATTTCAATCTCTTTTTCTTCAGTAGGCTTGCTTTCAATTTGCGTTTTTAATTCAGCAACCATAGAAACGAGGTCTTCGATTTGCTTTTGAAGATTTACATTGTCATAACTTTCTTCCTTAGGTGCTTCTTCAGCCATTTCCTCTTTTGGTTTTTCATCCCCGTCTTTCATCATTTTTTCGGGTGTCTTTTCCTCTTTTGGTTTTTCTTCAGAAAGCTCTTCTTTCGGCTTTTCCTCCGCTAATTTTTCTTCCTCTTTCGGTTTGTCCTCTGCAAGTTCCTCCTTTGGTTTTTCTTCTTCCTTTAGATTTTCCTCTGCTGACTTTTCGAGGTTGTCCTCAATGAGTTTCTCTTGTCCATCAGTTACATCTTTAACCTCGACAACAACACCACCCTTAACGATGTAAATTTTACCGTCAATCAGATGCTCACCATCAGGCAAAACGATTTGATCCTTTTCCATACTTATTTGTTTTTGATTTATATTTGATTTTTTTACTATTTGTACAATTCTTTCTTTGTCTGCTTCAATAAACATTTCTTTAGGTATTGCATCTAAATTTTTGACCCATGAAAACGTTTTATGCTCATCGCTTAATTTAACCGTATCACTACTTTTTGCGGTGTAATAATGTGAAGAACTACCATCTTTATTTTCAATTGATTCTAAAAAAATAGCGTCTTCTATTTGTAACCCAGTTTCTTCTATCAATTCACGAATAGCACCGTCTTTTATTTCTTCGCCTTTTTCTATTTTGCCACCCGGTAAACATATTTTATTAGGCATATAATTGTCACTATTCTTACGCTGAAGTATTAAAAATTGATCCTTATCATTAAAAACAACAACGTCACCATATTGCTTTGGCTTCTGTGATGCCATTTCAACAATAGTTAAATTGATAAGTGCTTCAATTGAGTAGGAATGTTTCTTCTTAATCTTAATATCTTGCTCCCAATATACTTTGTCAGTAACTTGTGACTGCACCATTAATGAACCAACTGGCACACGACTTGCGTTGAAGTTGTATTCTGTATAAGCCTTATCGTTTAAGTCTTGTATAATCCAATGGTCGATGACATATGAAGGTGCTATACCTCCCTTGTGAGTGTCCTTAAATAAGTCTTTACTCTCAAATAGCTTGTTCGATAAAGCAACATTGTAAAGTTCTTTTACGGTATCTTGTGAGAAGCGCATATTGTATCTTCCTAGCTCATCATTTCGATAAATGTCTTTGTCAGGAATCAACAACGGTGCGACAACTTGCATCTTCTCATTCTTAGATAGGAATGCATTTAATGTTGTTGCATCTCTGTCATCTAATCTTCTTACAACAGTAGGTACAAATCCAACCCTCCTTACTTCGTCGTCTTCATAATCTTCAAAGTATATTTTTCGCTTCCAAATGTGACGGCATCCATATGATCCTTTATAATCGAAAATAGAATAGCTCCCAAATCGAGGGTTTGATAATCCATTCTTAATTTCTTCTTCAGTATAAAGTCTACCCAACCCAATTATTCGAGCGCAGAAAGTTCTGTTTTTGGAATCGGAAGGACCATCATATTCATAACGAACCAACCATTGACCACCCCCGCCACTTTTTTGAACATCGTTAAATGATTCTCGAGATGTTGGATCAGTAGTTAAGTGAGTTTCTTTCGCTTGTAAATAGTCATCTTCAGTTACTTCAGTCCAATTGTCGGGCTTAACTATTCCACAACTACTTAAATGCTGAATGATTGCATCTTCTTCTTCGCTACTTGGAATTGTTCTTGTGTCGTGTTTCTTGAGATAGATACCAACTTCTTCAATTGCAGGTTTATCGACATAAGCGATTTTACGCATTCCATTTGGAATAATTCCACCGTCTTTTACAGCCTTTAAAGTCGCATAGTAAGTTGCAATTTCCTCCATCAACTATAAGTGTAGGAATAGTTATTTTGTTTGATTTTCCTTACTCTTATTCTTAATGTGACCGTACTGATTGAAAACTAAAAACAGATTTTCACCCAGTATCTTATCAAATTTTGTCAAGTCAAAATCAGTCAAATAGTTCAACATCCTATGCCATTGGTTTGACTTATTCTTTTCAGCAAGTGCAGTTTCTTCTTCAACTATCTTACGTTCTTCAGCGCTCATATCTTCAAGGTCTTCTACTCCTTCGAGTGGGTCTTGAAAAATACTACTATAAGACTCAAAGAAGTTTGCTCTAAATTTTAAGTAAGCATTGCAAGCACCTAGCACTTCTTTAGCGGGAATGTAAGTTATCAAATTACTTCGATAATCAATATTTATATGCTCTATGCTTTCGGGTTTTTCTTCGTAAATACCACCGCCCTCAGTTTGAAGATACAACAACGCTGCAATCTTGTGAAGGTTTCCTAAATAGTTCTCATTGATGTAGTGTTCAATGTCTATAAATTGACCAAATTTAATGTGCTTATAGTCTATCAAATTCAAAGTAGCATCTTCAATATTTATTTGTTTATTGAACTTTTCAGATACAATTAACTTATGTTTTATTTTCTTGTACTCAGAAATCAATTTATCAGGACTCCAATTCTGCACCTCGATTGGATCAAAGTCATTCACGACACTAACGTAGTGTATTGTCTTTAAAAACACCCCATCAATGTCGTGACTGTATAACTCCTGATATTGTTCTAGACTAAGCATGAGCTTTTCTAAGTGCATCTACGTTGTCAAGTACTCCTTTGTTGATTTGATAGATAACTGGTGCAGCAATGTCAGCCGTAACGTGCTGACCAAACAATTCAGTTTTCTTTTTCAAGTGACCTTCATTGTAGTGGTCATTGAATCCTTTACTTAAATCTTTGTACATGATTGCAAATACTTTCTTACCTACGTCTTCATTCGTTGCAATTGCTTGTTCCACTTCTGCAATATCCATACCTGACATTTGAAGCTCACCATCTTCAACTACGCATTTATATTCCTTACCTTCGACTGTGATAATCTCACTTACTTCGTTGTCAATATCAGTAATATCAAAGCTCTCAATGTAACTATTCAAAGCCGTAGAAGTTATAACTTGCTTTAGTTTCTTACCTCCCAAGTATTCGATCACTGTCATCCATCTTGTGAAGAACTGCTTATCATTTTTCTTGTCATTCATCAAGTCGGATATGTGACTCAACTGATTTAAAGACACTTCATCTGCCTTGTTTGGAATTTGATATTCCTTACCATCTTTTTCAAATACTACCATATATTAATTTTTACGCTAATTTAACTCTATTTTGCAAACCATTAACCTCATTTCCTTTATCTTTTATATCAAAGTAATCGACAACCATAACCTTCCTGTTGACAGAACCTCCTGCATTTTGATCGGTATTTTCATTTTCATTGAATGGACTTACTTCAGGTGTCTGTTGTGGAGAGCCTACATTCGGGGCTGATCCTGCTGAAACTGCTGAACCTCCACCGCTTACACCTCCACCACCACCACCTCCTGATGTTAATGCTTTCTTTGCATTTGCTGCTGCTCCTACTACTGTTCCAATTATTCCTGCAAGTGTTCCTGCAAATATAAACGGTGCAGCGGGTCCTGTAGCTTTTGCTGCTTCAAGTGCAACTGGAACCGCTTTCATTAATGCACTTGCTGTATCTGCAATGATTGACGCTAATGCAAACGCTTTTGATGCTGCTGAACCTTCTTCTGCTAAACCTCCCATTTGTGCGAATAGTGCACCGGTTTGGTCTACTGCAAAATTAACCGCAGCCCTTTGATTCTGTATTTCTTCCCTTAATGCTTGGTCACGAATTTCTTTTATTTCATTTGCTTTTGCTTTTTCTAATTCAACGATTAAATCTGCATTGCCTTTTGCTGCATCTAACTGGATGGCATACTCAGACTTAATACTAGATATTTTGTTTTCTAAGTCACTTGCTCTTAACTCTCTTATCCTTTCGTTTTGCGCTTCTAGTTTCTCAACCGCTGCAATTGCAATTTGCTCTTCAGCTAAATCACTTTCAATCTTTTTATCTCTTAACGCTTGTGCTTTTGCTTCTTTCTGAGCATCAAACTCCTCTTGAATTAATTGTAGTTTTGTTTGGTGCTGAATTGCTAAGGCTTCAATTTGTTCATTCGTTAATAGTTCGCGGTTAATGTCATTAAATGCTTGCTCCTGTTTAAACACATTCATTTGACGGCCACGTTCTAAATCGTTTTCAATCAATTCAATATTTGCTTGCTCGATCATTCTATCAGCCGAAAGTTGAGCTTCAGCCATTTGCTCCTGTTTGTCTCTCCATTTATTAGCTGCCTCAGTCTTAGCTTCTAGCTCACTTTGTAAGCTCTCTTCGCGCTTCTTTTTATCTGCTGCTATTTGTTGAGTATCGAATAGTTCAACGTCTCTAGCTGCTTGCTTTGCTTCAGCGGTTAATAGTCGTATAGCCTCAATCTGTTCTTTGTATTCTTCACTATCTTTGCCGTGTACTTTTATCAAATGTTCAGCCGTGTCATTTGCTAACTGTATTCTTTTTGACGCAGCCTCATTTAATAGTAGTAATTTTTCGCGCTCTAGTTTCTCAGTAGATTTACCCTGAGCTTCTGCCATTTGAATCTCGTGATCCATTCCCGCAACAACCTCTTTAGTTTTATCGTCATACGACTTAACCAACTTTTCATTTCTATCAATTTGCTTTTGTGAATAATCTTCGCCTGCATAATCAGTTAAGCCCATCCAATCGAGTAGGTCTTTAAACTGCTGAATTACCCATCCAATCGCATCCCCAACAGCGTCAAATATCTTTTGAAGTATTCCGAGTTCATCCATCAAAGCAACGATAGCCCCAACGATAGCCGCAACCACACCGACAATTAAAAAGAATGGATTTGTAAGCAAGGCTTTTCCAAGTGATGCAAATGTACTTCCCATCGATTTAACCGATTTAATAGCACTTTTAAATGAGATTTTACCCGATGCCATTGCTAAGGACTTGGCTTGTAGTGCAGCAGTTTCAAAATCCATTCTTAGAAGTGAAGAACCCACTTCGTCTGCTCCTGCACTAAAGACACTCATCCCTTTATTATCGGCAAGCATATCAACTTGTCTATCTACATCCTTAATTGTAGTTCGATATTTTGCAGCCTTCTCATTCATGTCTTTGAACTCCTGAGTATCTGCTTTTCCAGCGAGGGCAAGTTCGTACATTCTATCTTCAAGCTCACCTAATCGACCAGACAACGGTAAGATGCCTCCATAGATTTCATCGAATGTTTTATCTAAAGTTATTCCTTTTGTTGCCTTCTCAACGTCTTTTAATTTACGTGTCGTTTCTTCAAACTCATCATTAAGTTTCTTAACAACTTTGGGATCTGAAGCCGTTTTAATCTTGTCTTTTAATTGGTCAATCTCTTGGAGTAAGTCATTAATTGCAGTACCGTCTGCTTCAACTTTAATTTTTACCGTTCTTTCCGTAGCCATTACCCGTATTTTTTAATTGTTAAAATATGATATCGTTGTGTACCTCCAAGGTCTTTCACTATGATGCCATCTGCAGGAACATCACTTGTATTGTAGGTGTTTATTCTAAGTCGAGTGTTTGTATTAAATGTAGTAAGTACATCTCCGTTAAACGATATAGATTGATGGTTAAGGAATAAATCATATTTCTCACCTACAGTATTAAATAGCTCCCCATCAAACCCTGATATTGCATATATTCCTGCTGATGATCTAGACGATGTAAGTACAAATCCTTTAGCGTTTTCAATTTCTTCTAAGACTATTGCATCTGTACCCGACTGCCAAACCCTTGCTTTATAAATAACATTGCTTCCATTCTCTTTGCCGTTAAGAAATATGCCTGACTTCGTTAATGTAGTTGAGTCTCCAAATACCTTTGAACCGTTCACACCTTGAGGCACAACATTGTAGTTTCCATCTACTGATATATCTGAGGACTTGACTACGTTCTTGTCTCCAATAATATTAACGTCGTCAGCACCCTGAACAACGTTGTAGCGACCAACAATAGTTACATTATTTGAGCCTATAATAATGTTTGTTGAATCGTTTACCGTCTTCATAAATCCGCCCGTATCTTTTGAAACGTCGTTATTATCTACGTTTACTGATGGAATCGTGCGTTTGTAAAGCAGACCTGTGTTGTCGTCTGCTGTAACGAGCTCGACCTTAGTAATGGTGCGTTTGCCACTATTGTAACTATTGACTGTTGAGATGTAGAACCATCCGTTGTCCTTAATGAATATCTTATAGTCTAATCGTTTCGCTAATTTCTGAAAGTCTACCTCACTCAAATCAAACATACCTATCATCATCTTACCCTGATTTATGTTTGTCGTCTCCCTTAAGTGATGCATGGAATAAAGATAGTTGTTCGTCTGCCCTTGCTGCCTAGAATGAAAAAGCACCCTTGGTGAATCAAAACAGATTGAAAAGTTAGGCGTCTCGTCATTGTCAAACATTGAGGTGCTTAAATACTCGTCAATCATTTGAGGTGTTCCAGTTGGAAGTATATTGTCGTAAAATGGATATTCAAACACAGACTTCTTACCGTTGTTAAGTAGCACCCTAATTTTATTCTCTGGAACTATACCGTTAATCGCAGGAAGCACAACGCCAATCGCACTCTCTATGGATGGAGTAGGTGCATATATTAACTCCTGCACATCTTCTCCATTGATATATTCATTGTCTAATCGAATAGAACTTTCACCGTACACTTCATTCGTCTCTTTTGTGTACGCTTCATTGATTGAGTCGCTATCTTCTTTGTATGTAAAAACTTGGTCACGCTTTACTTCGTTTGATATAAACTTAATTTTACTGTCTTCATCCTCTACGAACTTCTTTGTCCAATCCCACTCTTCACCACCATCATAATAGTCATCTCTTGTCTTTATAATGACATTTCTATCATCTTCAGGATCGGGTACGAATACTAAATTATAGGAAGTAGCAATTGATCGAATTATGTCTTTTTGCTTTATATCCTTTGGAATAAACCTATCAATTTCAATATTGGAATCTTTAACCAACCCTTCAATGTCGGGTACTGCCTTAATGTTTAAATCTGTTATTGTGATGTCAAATTCTAGTCTAACATCTTCTTGTCCTGCTCCTGCTGTGCCTTGGACAATAAATGCACAAGGAATTAATAAGTTGTCGGTATTGAATGGAGATACATTTAAGAATAGAGCTTTTGGCGAAACAAGGTCACCGTTAGAATTGAAGTACCTTCCTACAATCATTGGAGTGATTCTGATTTCTTCGTTATTATCGAACAATCCAAGTGCTGCTGAAGATGCATTTATGCCACTCGCTAACTCTTCATACGCATCACCATAGTCATAAGTACCACCATTAAAAAATGTCTTAGCAACCTGGGAATCTATGTAAACTAACTTGGTCGGATTAGTAACTGATTGTGCCACCAATGTAATTATAACATCTAATCTTGATGCGCCTCCTTGATTGAAATAAACCTCCCAATTTTGCAAAACACCACCGCCATCTATCGCTCGAACGTCAATATCATAACTATATTCAGTTAAGAAGCTCCATGTTCTATTATCTCCTGCTTTGTTTATAATAGTGTTATCTCCTGCGTTCCATTGATTTTGTGCGTCCTCATAAACCGTGTCTAATGATAAGTGCACACCAATATCATCTGCATAGTCTTGTACGTTGCCTGCGAGCAAGTAATCTCTAAATGGCAGCCATCCGATAGGATAGTCGGGTACTGTTGTTGCATCAATCACGGGATTCATTGCGTCATCTATACCTTTAACAGTATATTGTTGCTGAAGCAATTGTGTTGTCTCCTCGTTTCCTTGATTTCCGTTGAATGGGATGATGCGTTTATCCATTTTGATCGTGGCATCAGTTAAAGAATCCCATGTATAAGTGTAACCGTTTTGAGCAAATATCTTAGTGAAATAGTCTAATTCAAAAATAGCAGGCTTAAAATCTTGAAGTGTGTATGTAGTGATGTCTTTTGCAAACATTGGATATATGTAACCATCTGTATTATTCCACGAAGAAATGATGTTTGCTCGATTAAAAACGTGGTTTAATTCTGGAAATGACAACTCATTTATTTTCTTCTCACCCATTGAGATAAAGAAATTCGACACCTCATCAAATACGTTAATCTTATATTCTATATGCTTGCTATTCGTAGAACTCAATTCGTTCACCCTTACAACCTCCATCAATTGAATGTAACCGGTGAATATTTCCGTGCCTTCTTGAATTACTGTACATTCAGTTTTCTTATTTCTGTTGAACTTGTCATTTGTTAGGTCAACATCGAAATACAAGCCCATCAATTTGGTATGCTCAGTTGTTCCTGCAATATTTAATGCTTTTGAGAAACCACCCGATAACGCTCCATTTCCTAAAATGTCAGCACTTGACAAAGTGATAGGAAAATTTGCGCCATTAGGTAAATCAATAAAGCCTTCTTCTAATTGTATTCGTGTCATATATTGATGTTGTCTTGAACTGATTTAACAAATGTCAACTGAACCTTTCTATCTCGCTGCGTTCGTTTCTTGTTAAGTGGAAGTGATGAGTTGATAATATTGATTGATTCGAAATCTGCACCGTTAACTGATACAAACACAAATGGAGAAGATACTAACTCTTTCATGTACTGAGATTCAACTTCGCTCAATTGCCCTGTATTTACTTTGTACGTCAACTCCTCTTCAATGTGGTAGTTTTCTAGACCTCTATCTTGCAAGCTGTATGTCCAATCACTATCAACTAATGAGCCATACTTCTTCCTAAATGTAGAACGGTTAACTTTCTGAGTAACATACGAACCTTTGTTAAATGGAATTGTAATCCACGAGCCTAATCTATCCATAAAACACACATCGAAAGTGTCGTAAAAGTCACAGTCATCGTAAAGGTTAATAGTATATGCTTTACTTAGTTGTAAATCTGCGCTCGTCGCAATTATTAAGTCATACGTTTTTATCGTTGATAGGTCTAAGCCGCCCCCGAAAGCAACCCAAGCAGTACCGTTGTACACTTCTAATATATTGTCGTCTGAAGGTAAGGTATTAATCAAATAGAATGTGTTTGCTGCGCCTACTATATATCTATATCTCGTGCCTGCAATATTGAATACAGCATAAATTGAACCCTCACCAACCTTGTATAATTTTAACCAGGTTGGATTGTCACGTGAAATTCTAGTTTCTGTGAGTGTGGTTAATAAATTAGATGTTGAATTTAAAGTTTGCCAATCCTCAAAGTCATAGGTATTATATTCAACAAATCCAAATGCACCACGATATGCAGTTACTTCTGAAGATGTTACTCCTGTGAATATTGACTTCTTATTGTCTGCATAGAATGAGTCCCCTGCACTTGCTGCACCACTTCCTATCCACGTCAAATCTAATACAGTGTAGTAGAACCCGCCCGACAAATAAACGTCTAACACGGTGTGTATACCTTCCAACTCAGGTCTAAAATTTGCCGATGCTTCTTGTACTACATTTATAATATCACCCTGAGAATACAAAGGTTCTGATGAGTGCTTCAAAGCTGTTCTTGCAAGTCCGTTTGGATTAAATGCAGGATCAGAGTGATTAGGCCAGTTAGAAGATCCCGCAAATGTGTAGTCTGTGAATGGCTCGTTAACTAAATACTCCTCATCTATCTGTAATGTGAAGTCTAAGAACTGAGCTGTTGGAATATATCCATTATCCTGAGTTGGGTCAAATGACTGCCCTAATGACTGTTGAATTACCTTAGATACATCTACTTCACCGTATAAGGTTGTCGGGATAGGTTTTAGTTTATACGTGCCTAAAGTGATGCCACCACTTATAACGCTCACTAAATACCTAAATCCAACCTCCGATTTCTCAGTTGAATCGAAGTAAAAGTAGTTTTTATTATACGCGGGTGTCATTTCCTGCGGTGTGCTTAATATTGTAATGCTCATCTTTTTATAAATTGTTGATCAATTCTATATTCAAATATAACGCTCATAAATT